TTACATAGTAAATATACAAAAAAGATTTGAATTATCCAAATATTTTATTAAAAAACATTCCAAAATAAAACCTTACCACTACTATTATTTACACACATTTCCCATGCTTTCAAATCGTAGTTTGGTGTTGATGGGAAATCTGATTTGAACTTTGTACTCTTTTCAAATGGTAGTTTATGTTTGAATATTTCTAATCGATTAAATCCTTCTTCAAATTGTTTAATACCTATATTGTATTCTTTTCCAACTTGAACTGCTTTGATTTTGGATGTGGTTGTTCCTCTGATAATACCTTCCATCAAAACACCACTTCCTAAAGCACACCATATCTCATCGGGTTCGTAACCCAATTCGGATATAATTTCTTTCGTTCTATTTGCTATTAAGTTTTTTGATTCTTCAGTATCAAATCCAAAAGGTAGTAACATTGCTCCATTTTCTTCACAATAGTTTTTTGCATGATACTGAACTACATGAAGATATCCATAGGGTATTTCAACTACCTTTGCTCCCAAATCCAAACACCTTTGAGTATTTGGATGTAGTTTCTTTCTTTTTGCACAAAAGATAGTTGCCTGCTTACCTATGGATTTACAATAAGATGACAATGCTATTTGAGCTGCTCCATAAACAGGTGATGGATAAACAAACTCATTGTAGGTGGTATCTAATATGTTTTTTAGAAGTACTGATTTAGTTCCACCAGATAAAAGGTCATCTCGAAGAACCTCGATACCATTGTGAGATTCTATAACGATTGACATTATACATTTAGTTTTAGTTTCTTAATTATCTTTGGGTCAGTTCCATAATCTTCACATAGTTGAAGTATTTTCTCTTTACCAGATTTTGTTGAATAAAAAATCTTTAGATATTCTTCTGATTGTAATTTAGATGCTTCATAATGTTTTGCTACCAACTCTACTAACCAACCTTCATATTTATCTGCACCCTTTGGTTTCATATACTTCATAAAGTGTCTACCTTTTGGAAGTAAATCAATTAGGGCAAGATACATTGCTTTTGGTGGAACTTCTTGAAGGTATGGTTGTACAGTTGCTATGGTTTCAATCCACTCATGTTTCATAGATAGAAAACGAAGTACCATGTAGTTACTCCAAGTTTTCTTATCCTCTTCTTCTAACTTATCCCAATACTTCGGGTCTTGAACGTTAGTAATTTGTTTTATGTGGTCGAATAATCCTTTAGCCATTATCCTTATCTTCTTGTTTTTTTCTATCTAATTCTTCTAATACTGCAAGTTGTGGTGATAGTAACTCTTCACATATCTCACCACAATTCCCACAAAGTAAAACTTCGATTGGTACTACTACATCTTGAGCAGTTCCAGCTACTAACTTAGAAATCTTTCTAAATTTAGAACCATCTATGAATACATCATATCCACAATGTGAACAAATTACAGGATTTGATTTACCTAAATCAATTTTAGGCCCACTACCTTGTGTTGGTTGATTTGATGCTTTTTGTGGTTTGTTACCACCAATTCCTACTACTTTTGCCATTTTATAATAAATTTATAATTTCAATTAAAGTTGCTGCCATTGGTATTTCTTTATCAATAGCATTAAAATGTCTATTTTGACCTTCAGCAAGACAAATAACTACATTAGCAGTATTTTGTGGTGCGTATTCATCAACTTTTTCATATAATAATGTAAATAACTCTGAGAAATCAGTTACTCTACTATCAATGATTACTTGTCTTGTTTTAACATATTTATTTCTTTTATCATCTGAAGATTTTAGTATTTCTAAAACTTTCATTTTGTAATCATTTTCTAAAAGATTTTGAGTATCTACCTTTAACTTACCTTTTATTGAATTTAACTGACAAGTATTGATAATCTTTCTAATATCAGGATATCCACTATCAATAATTGGAACTAAGTCTTTTGGTTCAAAAGAAACTTCCTCACTATTAAGAATCTTTGATATTTGAACTGCTACATCCTTTTTAGTTGGAGGTATGATTTGGAATGTTTGACATCTACTTTGGATAGGGTCAATTACCTTTTCAACATAATTACAAGTTAATATAAATCTACAATGTTGTGAGAATGTTTCCATTAAGTTTCTCAAAATAGCTTGTGCGTTTTGAGACATATAATCAAACTCATCTAAAATAACAATCTTATATTTTTTGAATCCCATTGATGATGCGAATCCTTTTACTTTGTTTCTTACAGTTTCTACATTGTTTTCATCAGATGCGTTGATTACCATATAATCACAATCCATTGATTTTACAATTAGTTTAGCAAGAGTAGTTTTACCTGTACCTGCTCTACCATAAAGTAGAAGGTGAGGTACATCACCTGTTTCTAAATAACCACTTACCTTTTCTTTAAGGTGTTCGTTACCTACATAGTTTTCTAATGTTACAGGTCTATAACTTTCTACCCATAAACTATTATCAACTTGTTCGTTATTTGTTTCTTCGAAGAATCCCATATTATATTTTATTAAAAGAATTTATTATCTGAATAATTTTCTGCCCACTTTGGGTCTTTTTTTGTACCATCGAGTGGGTCACCTTTGTAATCAACATTACCTGCTTCATCTATTATTTTTTGAACTGCTTCTTTATTTTCATCAGGAATCCAAAGTTTTGTATAAATTTCATCAGGTGTATCCTTAACCCCTCTATCTAAACACCACTGTCTAATACCTTCCCATGCATTACTTTTATGTAAATCTGGATGACTATTATGTAAAAGATTCTTTTTATAACCATTTCCTTGTAAAGTATGGTATAACCACTCTACACCATATTTTGTTTTGGTTGTTTTTTTCTTTTTACTATTTTCTAATGAGTCAATCAAATCATTAATTAAATTATCTTTGAATTGTTGGTCATGTGGTGGTAAATCCCAATCAATTGATTTGTCTTCTGGTATTTTATTTATCAAAGAGTGAAATTCATCTTTAGATGAGAAATACAATGGATAATCTTTACCCAAAACATACTCATATGTTGGATGTTTGAATGCTAGACTTGGTTTTTTTAATTTAATAGCATCTTGTACTGATAAATTCCATGTCATGTAATTATCAACAAAACAAAGTGTAGCAACAGATTTTTCAATTAAAGAACGATATTGTCCCCCACTAGGTAAATTCTTAACATACATCCAACTAGGTGCTGGTTTACCTGATTGAGGTTTCTTAGCACTTTCATCCGTAACCCAAACTAACCACTTGTCTCTATCTAAATCTTTTGTATATTCTATCAACTTTTGAATACCTGTTGTATTGTTCCATCTATGATTAAATAAAAGAATCTTTTTACCAGGTGGTACTGCTACTTTTTCTGCATCTGGGAAATCACCAACACCCAATGGGAAATAGTTTATTTTATCTTTCATAACCTTTTCATTTAATCCAGACACAGTATATTCTTTTTTATCCCAATTAGATTTCATGTAATCCAAAGAAACTGGACAATGAAAGTATGATTTATAAGCAAAACTAATTGCTTCTAATTGTCTAAAGAAACCTTCTGGATATCCATCAGTTACTCTACTTTTAGGACAATCAACCCAATGAAAGAAATTAAAACATTCTAATGTTAGTCCATATCTAGATGATAACAATGAATTTACTACATTATATAAAAGTTCAGGTTGATGATTAAATATAAAATCAAAATCTTGACCTCTCCAATCAATAATTCTATTAGCAAGTTCTTTACCATTAAAGTATGCTCGATTAGATAATACCGACTGAGAATAATCAAAGGGTATTAAATTTACATTTTTTCCCAAATTTGGAATGTTATTGTTCCTTGGTACTAGAACTGTATGATGACATTGTGGTAAAAACTTAATTGTTTTAACCATAACTTTATAGTTAGAGTCACCATGATGTTGAAATTTATTTCCTCTCCACCTAACAGGTGACATTATATGTAGAATTCTTCTACCATATAACGGATTATTATAGTCTTCAGTCATATTATTTTTTATTTAATCTCTACAAGATAATAGTTTGATGTGTAGTCTCCTTCAACGAAGTTTAGATGTGCTAAACCATCAGATGAAATCTTTAATGAAGAAGTAGAAGAACCTCTATTTGCTGTAAGAATACCTTTCAAATATTTTGCAGAGAATGCGATTGGACTTACATCACCTTCACAAGTACAATCAACTGAGATAGAAATTCTATTTGAGTTAATTGAAGAATATCCTAGTATAATTTCTCCCTTACCACCTTTACATTCAAATGTAAATGTATCAGCATCAGTTAATGCACCCTTAGATTTAATGAATTTGTTTACAAACTCGTTATCTAGTGTAATATCTACATTAAATGGAGGAAGTGCTTTTAAGTCAGGTACTGCTGGTATCACAGATGGTGCTGCCAACATATACTGCATCTTAGTTCCTTTATCTGAGAACTTTAGTGCACCAGTTACTTCCTCTACATCGATTGTATTATCTAATACACTTAACAACCCTTTCAATTGAGATGTAGTATAGATACCAAATTCACCATCAGGAAAATCTGCACCTGTTACTGTTACATCTCCTAAGAGAGTTTTATCATCCGATATCATTCTAACCGAAATGTTAGAATCATTTGATTTTACCATTACTGATTCAACCTCTCCACCGAGGTTATATCTACTGATGAAACCATCAAATTTTGTTTTTTCCATAATTTTACTTTTAAGATTTATTTTATTGTTTACAAATATACGAATAATTTTTCAATTATCCAAATTAAAATGAGAAAAATTTCTCAGCTGTTTTTGTTGAGGATAAAACTTCACCCCAACCGAGTGCTCCGTAGAAATCTTCTAATTTCTTTAGAAGTTCTCTTTCGAATATTTTATCATGGTCTATATATGTTTTAATTAAGTCCATAATTTGTGGTGGGTCATCATAACCATTAAAACCAACCCCACCTAGTCCAAATGGATTTTGTTTTAGATATACCCACTTTATTTTATCACCATCTTTCAAAGGTTCATATTTGTTCTGAAGTCCAAAATGTTTTAATAGTTGATTATATGCTATTGATGCCTTTACATGGGCAGGTGTACCACTCATAAATTGAAACATTGCTGTTTGGTCTTTCTTTTTAGGTCTATATTTTGATAAGTTTTTTACTGCTCCTGCTTTAGCAATCTTTACAACCTCCATCGTTGGAAGACCTTTTTTGAAATCGTGTATTTTGTTAGTAAGTTGTTCTTCTGTATCACCTCTAAGAATTTCAATAAGTACTTCACTCATAAACTTTCTAAATGCTGCTGGATATGAAGAACGAACAACATCTAATCCTTTTACATCTAACTTATCACAAGGTACACCATTATCTGATATAATCCATTGTGCATATCGTTTCTTTGCAATCCAAATACCTGATTTAGATACATATTCTTTCTTAATCTCAAATCGGTGTTTATCTTTATCTACATTGAATACCTTCACGGATAACATATCATAGAAGTTGTTTAGATAATTTTGAACTTCTTCTGCAATATCATTTACATAACCAGCAATTGTTTCTTGGTCATTATCTTTCCAATTAGGAATTCTTTTGTCCATCAATGGTGCTGCTGAGAAAAATACTGAATCAGTATCAATGTAGATATTAGAATCTGCTTTTGGTGTTCCCAACTCTTTGTTGTATTTTAAGTTGGTCATATCAGCAGTTGATTTAATCACAGTTTGACCTGTTGTAGTTACCGCAGTTGCGTTATCTACATCATAGAATCGGAATGCTGGTAATCCTAATACACCATATAGTGAGTTTAGAAGAATCTTTTGTACTAACTGCCTCTTCTTATACCATGCGTATTTTTCTTCATCACCAGAGTTACCATACTCTTTCATTTTATTCTTAAATTCAACCCTCTGAGAGAACCACAAATCCAAGATATCAGGAATACAACCAACCTTATCAGTTCTATAAAGTACTCCATTTGATGCAACTGCAAACTTACTTCTTTCAAAGAATAGTTTTAGATTTTCTTGTGTGATTGTATCACCATTTATAATCCAAGTATCTCTACTACCTTTTATATAATCTTGTGCATCCCAATTCTCAATCTTACCCATTTTGGTTTCAGGTGAAATATTCACAGTCATAATAATTGATGGATATAGAGATGTTAAATCTAAATCATATATCCATTCATACTTACCAACGATTGGTGCTTTTACATAAGCTCCGATAAACTTCTCTTGTTTGTTTTCTCGAAGTGCTTCCATTCTTTCTTGTCTATCAGCAGGTTTGTTAGGTGCAACAATACCTTTTCTTTTTAGATAAGTTAAAAGTGCTCCTTCAAGATACTTTGATGAGTAAACAAAATCTTCATAAGGTACATGACCAGCATGACAAATACCTCGTGCCGTATCAATAAACTGAAGTTTTTTGTCAAACTCAACAACTAACTCAACATCTACTAAGTTATATTCAATAAACTTTTCAATATCAGTTTCAAAAAGAATATCTAGATTTCCATCATATTCAATTTTCTTTCTACCCAACTCTCTTTGAGCAATTGAGTCTAATCTATATGAATCTAACTCACCATAGTTGTAATTTTTATACAAAGCAATGTAATCTAAATAAGATACACCTGCCATAAAGTACCTTTTACGATAAGGTGACCAAAAACATTCACCAATTGGTGACAATCTACTTGCTTGTTTCTTACCCAATAGTTTAACAATTCTATTATAAAGATAAGGTGTATCGAAATAATCAATATTCCAACCCGTAACTATTGATGGATTGATGTATTCATATAATTCCAAATATTTTAATAACATTTCTTCTTCAGTTCTAAATGGAATTACAATTGCTTTATCAGTTTTCTTTTCTA